TGCCCCAATAGGAGTAATACTTTGACCCATGAAAGCCGTAAACGAAGCCCACAACTGTTGCCCAATCTTAGTTTGGGTAAAGAACCAAACAAGCCCAGCAACCAACAAAGCAATAGCAGTAACAAGCAACGCAATAGGGTTAGCGTTCATAGCCGCATTAAGCAACCATTGACCAACAGCCGCCGCTTTAGACGCAACTTCCATAGCAACAGTAGCAGTAGCCTGTGCCAAACGAACAGCAGTGTCCTTAACCGTTGTAGCAATAGCGGCAGTAGAAGCAGTAATGTAAGCCCACATTTGGGTTGCCATACTAGCCACAGCCAATGCACCCTGACGAATGTAAGCACCCAAGTTTTGCATAGGGGTTGCAAACGCTGAAACAGCACCAGAAGCATTAGTTAGACCATCAAAAAGGTTTTTAATGCCACCAACTGCTGAAACAGCAACAGGGGCAATAGCACCAATAGCCGTAACAGTTTTACCAAGCCCAATAAGCAGTGGACCTAATGCGGCAGCGATAACACCAATGGTTACAATGAAACCCTGTGTTTGTGGACTTAACGCTGCGAAAGCGTTAACAACACCAGTCAAAGTGCTAATAATAGTTTTTAGGGCAGGGGTCAGGCGGTCACCAACTGCTAGAAAAGCAGTATCAACTGAACCCTTAATCATTTCAATAGCACCAGCCAAACCTGACATACGTGCGTTCGAAAGTTCAGCAGCAACGCCACCCTTATTAACCTGTTCGTTTAGCGAGTTCCAACCATCAACGCCCTGTGAAATTAGAACGTTAGCGGCACGCATACCTTCAACACCAAACATGGTTTTCAAAGAAGCAGAACGGGCTGCGTCGCCCATACCAGCGTATTCAGCCTGAAGTTCTTTAACAACCTGTGCCATAGGTTTAATAGAACCAGAAGCGTCAATAAAGTTAAGCCCAAGTGCTTTCGCTTCTTCAGCGGCTTTACGTGTAGTAGGAACCAAACGCAACATAAACTGGTTCAAAGACGTTCCAGCAGTAGTAGCGTCAATACCAGCATTATTCAACGCTGCCAAACCAGTCACAACATCTGGAAGCCCAAGGCCCAAACTATTTGCAGTTGTTCCAACATACTTCAAACCACCAGCAAGGTCATAGATTGAAGCAGTGGAAGCAACGGCACCAGCAGCCAAAACGTCAACTGCCATTCCCGCTTTTTCGGCAGGAATGTTGAACTGGTTCATTGCCTGAATAACAATGCCAGCAGATTCACCAAGTGCAATGCCTTCAGTTGCTGCAAGATTCATAGCCGCTGCAAGTGCACCACCCTGAATGGCTGCAATGCTCATGCCACCCTTAGACAGTTCCAACATTGCTGTTGCTGCTTCACCAGCACTGAAAACAGTGTCCTGACCCATCTTCAAAGCAAGGGCACGCAAAGATTCCATCTGAACACCAGTGGCTTCAGCGTTCACCTGCATGGTTGCCATGGTCACACCAAAGTCAGCAGTTGACTTGATTGCTTGCGAACCAATCAAAGCCAAAGGTGCGGTGATTGCCAAAGACATTCTTGTTCCAACACCAGTCAAGGCAGAACCCATGCTGGTCAAACTGCTAGTCAAACCATGTGACAGTTTTGTGCCAGCCATGCGGCCAGCCATTTCTGCTTGGGTTCCTAATTCGGTTTTTAGGTAGCGTTCAAGTTCAACAGTTCCTGGAACAATGTTCACAAATGCGGTTGCTAATGCACTGGTTGCCATGCTATTCCTTTGGGTTCATTTGTTCAAGACGTTTCAAGACAGTTGCCCTTGACAATGTCGTTTTACCAATCTTCTTAGACCCATCTGCGGGCCAAGGTGTTGGGTAAGGTTTTGGTTTGCTTTTACTATTTACTGCGGTAAGCAAGTTGTAGATTTCGGTTGAAACAATCCATTCACGTGTGACTGGAAACTTCCATTCAGATAGTTTTGCTTGCAACCAAGAATCTGTTTGTCGCAACAACATTGAAATTAGCAATGCGGCTTCACGAAGCGTGACACTGCCACCAATGTCTTCAATGCTTAGATTGAACTTGTGACGTAAATCAAAAGCAAGTTCTGCGGGGTGGTCCTGGATAAATTCCAGAACCTTTATGCTTCCCCCACGCCAGCCCCCTGGGTCCAACCTTCAAGGAAGGTCTGAAACTCATTCTGGGTCATGCTGTCAACTGCTGCAAGTTCTTTGCTGTCTTCACCCATCAAAGATTCAAGGATTAGAAATGCAGTGTCTGCTTCATCTTTGCCACGGCGTGCTTTACGAACAACGCCAATTGGTAGGGAAGTGAAGGCTGGAATTGTGAAATCTTTACCGTTCTGGGTAAAGGTGAAAGTTTTTGAAGCGGTCATGATTTTCCTTTGCGGTCTGCGGTCTTGATTGTTCTAAAGATAGGGGACCCCAGACCGCTCAAAGGGTCCCCTATCGGCTTAGGATTCTTTACTCAAATTCGCTAAAGAATACGTCTGCAACACGTCCTTCAGAAGCGTAAGCAGTCACGGTCAAACCATAACCAATTGCTTCACCATTCTGAATTGTTTGTGCTTCAACTGAAAGAATTTCACCAGCAGGAACATAGTGGCGAATGTTCTTGGTGCCGTCAACAACGTCAAAGACGAATGACTTGCGGCCACCAGTGTTGGTTGGAACAACTTCGATTTTTCCACCAGTCATTGTGCCACCGAAGTAGGCTTCAATTGCTGCTTCAGTTGTTTCTAGCAACATGAATGAATAGGTCACGGTGCCTTCAGTGATAGATTCACGAACAAGGTCAGCGTTCTGCCATGCACGAATCTGGTTGGTTGACTTGTCAGTTGTGAAAGTCACACCGTCTGAAGAAACATAACCAAGTTCAGTGAAACCAGTTAGTGTTGCGGTTGAAGAAGTTGGTGCGGTTGCAGTGGTTGGGCCAACGTAAACTGCCCCAGTCACACCCACAACAACGTTTGCGGCTGTTAGTGCCATGTTGTTTTTTCCTTTCGAAAGGTTTTGCCCATGTGGGCGGTTTTCTGCGGTGCAGAAACTTTTATAGGTTGGTGCCCTTTACAACTAACGCAACATCTAAGTAGCGTTTTTCATAAGGGCCTTCTTCACTGATTCTGACAGGACCAATCCTGACTTCAGCAAATTTGATTTCTTCACCTACGCAATCACGAACCAAAGATTCCACCAGAAGTGAAAGTGTGTTGGCTGTTGCATAGTCTGAAGCAAAAACTTCAATTGTTAGTGTTGCCGTCTTGCGGACATAGTCTTGTTCAGCGTTGTAAGCCACTGTCAAGACGATTTCCTTGGTTGGCTGGGTTTCATCTGGTTGGGCTTTTTTTGTGCCCACACGGACGTTTGTAGCCCCGTTTAGTGGAAGGGCAGTGTTGAAATAAGAAACAAGGGTGGTTTCAATGTCTGGAAAAATGACTGCCATTTTTTATCTACTTCCACGTTTGTATTTGTATTTGCCAGAAAAAAGTTTGTGTGTGCCAGGTGCCACTTTGTAAAGGGCTGCACGAAGGTGTCCAACACCGTCACGCAACTGCGTGTGAAAGTGTGCTGCTAAAACAGTTTTTCTATCAGCGTTGGATTTGATAATGACACGGGGACGTTTGCCACCACGTGATTCCCATTCAACAGTGAAACCTGCGGAAGCATAACCGTCAATTCTTCCACCAGCACCTTCTTCAGCACTGCTTGCAGTTGACTGGGCTTCGGACGCAACTTGTTCAGCGACATCAAGAAGTTGTTGCTTCACGCTTGGGTTCATTTCCAAAAAATCTGAAATGCCTTGTTCGTGAACAACAACCCGTGAATTACCGCTGTTGTTGAAAAGTTGTTTGCTTGAACGTCTAGCCATTGCGTTTGCGAACCTTGACAACAACACCAGCGTCAAGACCAAAAGGGTTTTCCCAAGTTTCTGGTGAACCGTCCTTCACCCATTTCACGTTTCGGACCGTGAACACGTCACCTTCTTGAATCTGGGTGCCGTTGGGGAAATACAATGTCACACTTTGGTCAACAGGGTCACGGTTTGCGTCCACTGGTTCATTAGTGGTTCCAAATCCAAGGAACACGTCCTTGACGGTGATTGTTGTAGTGGTGAAAGTTTTGTTGCCGTAAGCGTCAACAGACGCTGCTGAACGGCGGGTGATAACAACGGTTTCATTTCCACGAAAGAAAGACATTTATTTGTTAGACCTGTTCTGTTGCTTCGTAGCCATCACCATTCATAAGAATGTAATAACTGAATGAAGTGGCATTTGGTGCCAAGTCAATTTGGTAAGCCTTGCCCGTTTTCTTTGGGGCCAGCATTTCTTTTTCTTCTTCAGTCAGCCAAATGTCTGATTCTTTGAAGTTTCGGCCCTGACCAAACGGACCAGTTTGCTGTTGCCAATATGAAAGATTTTCTGGGTTTCGCAACATACGGGAAACCATGCGAACGGTCACCATTGTGACAACTGCTTGTGAAAGTGTTTCAGCGGTAATGCGGTCTTGAATCTTTGGCAATTCTGAAAGAATAACTGCTCCAGCGTCTGAAATAAGTGCG